TATTTCTACAAAGTTCCAGAAAGCAATATAACGTTTGACAACGACGGAGTTGGAGGTTACTTAGATGGTTATTTGCCAAACGCACGCCCTTTTCACAATGGCAGTTCACCACTCGGAATGGTCGAAGGAACAGATGGACGTTGGCAAAAACCAAACTACGATTATCTAAAATCACAATGCTATTTTGCGCTTGCAGACAGGATTAATAATGGTGGACTTTACATAAGTGAAAAGGTAGCAACCATGAAAAGAAATAATGTTTTATTATCTGAAATATTTAAAAGTCAGATAAAAGCAATAAAAAAAGACAATACCAACGATGGCAAGTTGAAAATAATTAAGAAAGAACAAATGAAAAACATCTTGCGTGGGGAGTCTCCTGACTTTTTAGATATGCTAATGATGCGCGAAGTATTTGAATTATTCCAAGGTGGTAATGTTTGTTAAAACCCTTTTATTATGATAAGTTATTTAGAAAAATTATTAATGCTAAGACCTCACATACAAATCATTGAATTGCAAGAAGTGAAAGGTCAAACACTCGAAACTAAGGCAAGAAACTTGCTCATCAAAACACGTTTTGAGGAATTGAAACAAAACAATTCGATTATAAATGCTATCAATTTAATAGCAAATGAATTCTTCATTTCGTACAGCAGAGCGGTTAAAATTATATATGACTATAAATAGCATTTATAGTACATTCCACAAAAACGGCAATAAATTACACCTAATTTGATATTATTCATTCGTATTTTTGTAAAAAAAAGTAACGAATGAACTTCTTTTCTAACATATTTTCTAAAAAAAGTAACTCAATTAGTCTTCAAAATAGATTAATGGAAAGTTTATTTCAGTACACTAATAAAGGTGCTGTTTATAACTATTCAGGTAATCTGAAGGATAATGTTAATCACTACCAAGAAAATGACGCTTTGTATAGCGTTATCAATCTTATAATTAGAAATATACAGTCGGTAGAATGGAAACTTTACGAAATTAAAAACAAAAAAGCGTTCGATGGCTTTAAAGCCACTCAAAACCAACCAATAAGCATAAAATCAACGCTATATCAGAAAAATGCTTTCAACGAAATAGAATCGCACCCAATTATTAGTAATTTCTTTGAAACACCCAATAAACGCCAAGGGTTCTCTGAATTTATAGAGGAGTTTTTTGGCTTTAAACTGCTTACCGGAAACGGCTATATAAATGGAATAAGGCAACCTTTTGGCGAAAACAAAGACCTATTCCAAGAGTTTTTTGTAATGCCCTCACATTTAGTTGAAATAATAACTGGCGGTTGGCAGGAGCCTGTAAAATCATATCGTTTAGAGTTTTTATGGAATGAACGTTTTGAAATACCTGCAAACGATGTTTTGCACTCTCGCAATTGGAACCCAAATTATGTAAATGGCGAATGGCTTTATGGTTTAGCACCTTCAAAAGCGGTAAACAAACCGCTAAATGCTATTGACGAAGGTAATAACGCCAATGTAAAATCATTCCAAAACATGGGAGCGGTTGGCATTTTAAGCACCGATAATTTTAAAACAGATGAGCTTTTTGGCGAAACTCTTGTTAAAAAATATTATGAAAAGTTTGGTGGTACCGATAACGCGGGTAAAGTAATGTTTTCGCCTATTCCTTTAAAATACCTTGACATGGCAAAAAGTGCCGTGGACATGGATATTTTGGCATCAAACAAAGATGCTTTGAGGAGTGTTTGCAACGCTTGGGGTTTACAATCACAACTATTAAACGACCCTGACAATAAGACTTATAACAACCAAAAAGACGCTAGAAAAGCATTATTCACAGATGTAGTAATGCCTTTGTTGAATAATTTCAGCAAAGAAGTAAACCGTTGGTTAATACAAAACTACAACGACAAAGGCAAAACAAAGCTTTACGCTGCCCCAAACTGGCGAGAGCACCCTGTTTTGCAAGATGAGTTTGAGAGTTTAACCACTTCTTTAAAAGATGCTTGGTGGCTAACTCCAAACGAAAAACGCATTATGCAAGGCTTAGGTGAGTTGGATTTACCAAATATGAATAATATTCTTATTCCTAACAATCTAGCCAAAATAGAAGCAATTAATAATACAAATACATTCAATCATGTATAAAGTTAAATCTTTTTTTGAGATAAAAGACCTTGACGAAAAGCAAGGTATTGTAACCGGATACGCTTCGATATTTAACAATATTGATAGTGATAATGAAATGGTCGTGCCCGGTGCATTTGCTAAAACAATTCAAGAGCGTGGACCAAGTGCTGCAAAACCAAGAATAAAACATTTGTGGCAACACAATACTTATATGCCAATTGCATTGCCAACAATTTTAAGAGAAGACTCAAAAGGTCTTTATTTTGAAAGCAAGTTTGGTACAGACCAATTCAGCCGCGACAAATTTTTACAACACGTTGATGGCATAATTACAGAATTGTCGATTGGTTACAATATTGTAAAATGGGAGAAAGCTAAAAGAAGCGCGACAGATGAAACATGGTATTACAAATTAACCGAATTGATGCTTTGGGAATATTCTTCGGTTACTTGGGGTGCGAACTCTTTAACTGAAATTATATCTGCCAAAGGTGTTACTATCGAATCGAAACTTGAACAACTAAATAACCGAATGAATGCCCTTGCAAAAGGTCTTAAAAACGGTTCCTACACAGATGAATTGCTTAATTCATTTGAAATTGAAATAAAACAGATACAAGAAGCTTTTAATACAATGATTTTGAAGCCGGAAACAAAAACCACTTCAATAGAGCCGGAAGCAAAAACCACTCGCGAACTTAATTATGACTTCTTAATCTTAAATTTATAAATCTTTAATTTTTATTATTATGCAAACAAGTAGAATGATTATTTCAGCCCTTTTCTGGGCGTTGCTTGGCTCCATTTTAGCAGGAGTCATTGGTGTAAATCCTCTTTTAGGAGCTTTAGCACTCCAAGTCATGAACTTAGTACCGATGCCAGAAGGCATATTGGGTGAAAATGCACCTTCAAGCGGTACTCAAACCAAAGAAGCTGAATTGCTTCAACGAATTGAAACAAAATACAATGAGTTAATTGAAAAAGCTACAAAAGGTTACTTAACCGAAGCTCAGTTTGACGCAAAAATGAAAGCCATGCAAGAAGCCATGGATAAAATAAATCCCGAAGGCAAATTGCACGACGTAAAAGAGGCTTTACAAAAACAGCTTGATGAAATTGGATTAGCGGTTGAGAAAATCAAAAACTCAAATGAAGCTCCAAAGAAATTGAAAAGCTTAGAATCTTTTGTTAAAGATGCTTTTGCATCAGAAAACTTCAAAAAGTACATTAAAGGCGACGTTGCTGCTTTTTCTCAAAAAGCCGACATGACTTTGAGCCAAGTCTATGCTACTGGTACTTATATGCCTGAAGAAAGACCAGACGTATTGCCATTACCACGTAAACTACACGTTAGAGATGTTATTGCAAAAGGCACTTCTGACGAATCGTATATTAAATTTAATAAAGTTGTTTCGGTAAATGCTGCGGGTGCTGCCGTTGGATTAGATGCGGCTTCGCCTCAATCCGACTTCAAACTGTCGCCTGCAACCGTTTATGCCAACAGAATTGCAACTCATTTAGTAGTAGATAAAAACACTTTACGTGGAAACCAATCGCGTGTACTTTCGATGATTAAAAATCTTATTCCCGAACAGCTTCGTGATAAGGAAGACTATCAAATCATCAAAGGTACTGGAGTTGCCGAAAATGTATCGGGTGTAATGACAACTGCATCTGCATTTGCTACTGTGGTAGCTTCGGGTCATGCAATGTACCAAAAATTTGAAACCCCAAACAAAGCAGATGTTTTGAAAGTTGCAATAACAATTCTTCGCAATGCCGGTATTTCTGCAACTGCAATCTTCTTAAATCCTTTCGAGGCTTTATTGATTGAAACCATGAAAGATACTACTAAAAACTACTTAAAAGACATTATCATTCGCCGAAATGAGCAAGGTATTTTGATGGTTGGTGGTATTCCAGTAGTGGAGTTACCGGACATGGCAAGTGATGAGTTTTTAGTTGGCGACTTCCAACGCTCTTTAGAGTTGGCAGATTACGAAAGTTTGAATATGCGTATTTTTGACCAAAACGGCACTGATGCAATTCAAAACCAAGTAACAATTGCGTTTGAAATGCAAATTTTATTGCCAATTTACAGAGATATTGCCTTCTTAAAAGGTTTGTTCTCTACTGCTTTGACTGCAATCACAAAAGTATAATTTCTCTTCATTTTCTTTTTTTCGTTTAGTTTTTTTTGTGTGGGCTACATTTAGTTGTAGCTCACAATTTTAACAAATAAAAAACATGAAATTAAAAACATTAAAAAAACATGCCTTTGATGGCAAAATTCGTGAAGAGGGAGATATTTACGAAACAACTGAGCAAATAGGCTCTGAACTTGTGCGAATGGAATTGGTTGAGCAAACAGAAGAAGCCGAACCTGCAAAGGAAGACGCTCCGAAAGATGAAATCACTAAGGACGTAACTCCAAACGTTGAACCTGCAAAGGAAGACCCTAAAAAAGCCGAACCTGCAAAGGAAGACGCTCCGAAAGTAAAAAAGTAATTAATCCAACAAAATTATAAAAATCATGGATTTAGTAAAAGCAACTGGTGTACTAGCCATAGAACAAATTCCAACTTCTTCGGAAGTATTGGATTTGTCATTTCCGCGCGTTGTGGTTCTTTGGCTTCCCGATACAACCATTACTGCCGTTGGTGATATTCCAACGCCTGCCGAATTGCAAACTGCCATTGATAACGGCTTAGCTGTTACCACTGGTCGCATGACAAACGGCACAAAACCAAGTGGCGAAACTCAACAAGAAGATGCAGCCGCTACCGAAGATGGTTTGCCAACTGTTTACCAAGAATTTGAGAGTATTTCAGGAAATTTGAAGATGCTTAACAACGATGTTTTGTTGATGTGGGCAAAGAATAATTTCAATAATCGTGTGCGTTTTGGCTTCGTTGATGACAATGGTCATTGGAACGGTGGCAAAGAAGGCTTTCATGGTAGTTTCTATACAAAAAACTACGAACATGGCGGTTACGGTTCTGGACGTGCGTTCGTACCATTCACAATGAAATGGGAGCGCGACCCTTTGAAATTTGTTGAAATTTCTGAACCCGATGCAGCTTATTTGGAATTAACAAATTTCAGTCCGGCAAAAGCATTATTGGAAATTAACGCTATGGCAGTTGCTAACAATGCAGCAACATTGACTATTCTCATGCTTAAACAAGCGGGAGCGGTTGATGTTATCACTGCAAAATTAGCAGATTATAAACTTGGTGTAGTAGCCGCCGCTGGTGTAGCAACCACAGCCGCATTACAAACAATAGTTGATACTGCAAATTTAGCCTAAGACATGGTAAATTTTGAGCAAATATTCACAGCGGGCGAGTCTTTAGTTGGTTTCAAAGAAGAACACGAAATTCTTCTAACAGACCAACAAAAGATTTCTACATCGGGTTTTTATGTAAATACATTGCCGGGTGTGGACTTGCTTTCTGTGAAAAAAACCTTAGTTGTTAAGCAAGACTTAACAACTGAGACTGTTTCGGAATATTTGCAGAGAATTTACAATCAGGAATTACATGCTGTTATTTTTGCTTTCATCAACCAGAAACACAATGCAATACGTGCCAAAGGTATTTACAAAGAAGACCCTTTAATTATAACTCCAATTTTTACAGATAATATGCTCGCTTTTGCTGAGTCATTTCAGCACCAGTTGGCAATTAGAATTTTGTCAGATGCTTTCAATTCTAAGGAGTTCAATGCAATAACAGAATTGCAGCGTAACAATTGGCGAAATAATGCACAGTATTTAAGTCATAAGTTAAAAGGCTATGATTTTCAGTTCAATGAAAGCAAAGCGCACATGAAAGGCTTGTTAGAAATTGCAGCCGAATATTTTGAAGGTATGCACGAAACTTGTTTTCCGACTATTCAATTCTTTTTTTAAATGATTGACTTGCAAAAGTTTATTGTAAAACTTAAAAATCTAAAAGCCTTTTCTGAAAAAGAGGCTTTTACGATTTTACGTGAAGACTTGAAGCCAGTTATTGAAGATATGAATACCGACCAATTGAATAACGGCATGAGAGCAGACGGTAAAATTCTACCCGATTACTCTGAGGCTTCTGTTCAAATCTACGGTAAACCATCGGGTCCAATTAAGCTTTTAGATTCGGGTAAATTTCACTCAAGTATAACGGCAATCATCGAACCCAATGAAATTAAAATTACTTCAACGGATAGTAAATTTACTCAACCACCAGCCGACTTAGAATTTCATTATGGTTCTGAAATATTAGGTTTGACTGAACGGAACATTGAAGAATTAACAGATGGCTATTTAATTCCACATTTAATTGAAAAAATAGAAAATTATTTTGAGAAATG